TTTTTTATGAAGATTGGACAATTTTGATATAGTCCAATTTAAATATTTTTTCAATGTAGCCAATGAATGTTTAACAAAACCATATGCTGACTTAATTAGATCGCCAAAAAATCCTTCATCAAGTGGATCATATTGATCTCTCATCATTTTTCTTCTAAGCCCTCGTAAAGTAAGAGCTTTTCTGCTCATTTTTTTCCCTGTTTCCAAATCAGTCATAGATGAATAAGGTTGATAATCTTTTCCAGATTTTCCTACTTGAGCTTCTTCTTTTCCAATCTTCAATGAAACCTGTAATAACCATCCCGCATGGCTACCGTCGCTATTTTTAACTTCCAAATATCCATCTTCTGTTTCATTGGGAATATGATAATCTTCCCCGAATAATGTTCCCATATCCAAATCACCAAACAATATAGCCATGTCAGCTGTATTCTCTTTTTTGTTAGGAACAGCATATTTTTTATAAGATCTCATTTTAGCATAATATGGTTTTATATCTGACCAAATTATTTCCATATTGCCAGGTTTTAATCCATGTTGGTTTATGAAATTCAATGATCCTTGTGCAGCTTTTCTCACTTGTCCAGTTTGTTCAGTGTAATACTTCCAATTATCATCAGTAAATTTAGTTCCACCATTATCGGTATTTCCATAACCATCGGCCATTACACTTCTGATCAAATTTATCAATTCAGTGTTATCATCTGGTAAGGATACTACGCCATTACCAGATAATCTAAATGCAGCTGCAGCTACCTGTTCAAACAAAGGTGTCGCATTAGCTAATTTACCTTCTGTTTTTTCACCAGCTGCTCCAGATTTTGATGCTTGATAAGAAACTATAGGAACATCTGGTTTATTTTGAATCAACCACAACAAGGCTAATAAAGTTTTAATTTTACCTGTAAGATTGGAACCAGTATCGTTCAACCAAGATCTAGCTTCTTCGTAAGGAGGTGATTTCAAAAAATCAAATGTAGGTTTGGCTGCTAATTGTTTTAATCTATCTTTGCCTTTTCTAAAAGATATATTTGACGCAGATACATTAACTGATGTAGATAAACTTAGTTCAATATCCACCAATCTTGGCACATCTTGAAATGAAGATATGCCAATGAAAGAAGCTAGTTCCCCCTTTGCTGTAGATATAAAAGTACTAATAATATCAGTTTCTTGATCAGCTGTCATTTCCGATAGTAAAAATTGTCTATATCTTAACATAGATAGTTCCCCAACTCTTATTATTTATATTTATACTAATTTTGGCAGAAAAAAAGCCTCTATGATAGAGGCTGTAAATTATCTGTCAACAACATATTACAGTTGTATACCTTCAAAATTGAATCCTGATTTCCTACCATTATGTCCTATCACATTTTCATCATCCTGATCTTCTGACACTTCAACCTGTGCAAAATCCTCAACATCATACAATTTCATCTTTGACCTATCCAATCCAATTACAAATTTCTTATAATAGAATGGATCGTTATATCTGTTCTTCAACTGCTTGACTGCAATCTGTTCTAATTCATCTAGTTCCTCAGTACTAATCAAGGCTATCATAAAATCTGCTGTAGCTGGTAGTCCGAAACTCTCTGATGTATCAGTCAGCTCCACATCTGTATTATTGAACCCTGTCCTGTTTGTCTGCGTCGCACTCATAATTGGAACATTGACTTCCACGGCCAGCCCACGTAATTCTTCAGCTATTGACTTAACATAACTGTAACTATTAGTATATGCCGTAGCCTTGACTCGAAAAGATGAACAAATATTTAGATAATCTATGTATATTATATCAGGTGAAAAGTTCTTTTTCAAGCGCAATTCATTTAATAAGTGTCTAAAATGTGCTACATTAGCCACAGCTGTTGGGTACTCTTTAACTATCAATTTACCCACAGTTCTTTTTTCCACCTCTTGAATTTTCTTATCATACATATCCTTTGGTAAAAGTCGCAAATCTTCCATGTCTATATCCATTAAGTTTGAATCAATTCTTTCAGCTATTCTTTCTTCGGCCATTTCCAATGTAATATACAATACATTTTTACCAGCATCCAAATTACCAGCTGCACAATGACACATAAACAAACTCTTACCAACACCTGTACCAGCCAAAACTATATTTAAAGTTTTATTGGACAGCCCACCTTTGGTTATCTTGTTCATAATTTCTAAATCAAAAGGCACCTTTTCTTCTTTAGTATGGTAAAACTTAAATCTCTCATCACTATCATCAATGTAGTCATGACCTACATTTGGATCAAAACTAATAGATAAAGCAGACTTGACTAATTCTGGTATAACCCCAACATCTTCTTTTTGATCCTTATCATCATATATCTGAATGGATTTCATTATCGCATTATATAGAGCCTTGTCTTTACAAAACTTTTCTGTTTCATCTGTCAACCATTCTATATCAGTTTCCAAATCCATATCAGATTCCAATTCAGATATATATTCAATCACTTCATTGTATTCATCTTGTGTAACTGTGTCCAATTGCTCAACTGAAATTTTTATTATCTCAGCTGTTGGTACACTGTTATACTTTTCTAAATAATTACTCAATTCATTGTACACAACCTTCTGTGTTCTTTCTAAAAAATATTCTGATTTCAAGAATGGCAAAACTTTTCGTAAATATTCTTCATTGCATAAAAGATTTCTTAAAACAGCTGATTCTAAATTAGACATCTTCTTCTTCTATCTCCGTTTCCAATTCTTCTTCAATTGGAATACCACCATATGTAAATTCTGCAGCTGCATATTCTTCAATCTTCTCCATTAAATCAGATGTAAAATATTTTTCTGGTTTTTCATATATAGTTTTTGCGTACTGTTTAGCCCCATCAGGTAACTCTATTCTATTTCCTGATTTCTTTAATATCTTGGCTTCAATTGCTAAATCAATTAAACCATAATACCTATCTAATCCTTTATCATATGTCAATAAAACTTCTACTTCTTTATTTTCTCTTGATAGTCTGGATTTATGCATCTTGGCTTTAATAATATTACCAATAACATCAGTTCCTTCTCGCTCTTTTTTCTTAGTCAGCATGGCTATAGTTGAAGCTGAATAAGTTAGTCCAGATCCACCTGACGCTACTTTCATTGGTACATAAGATCCAACTTTTTCATAGACATGATTACATACAATCAAAGGCACACCAGCTTTAGCTAATCTCAAGTTCAATACTCGAAATGTAGCTTTGAGTAGCTGTGCCTTTGTCATATCCCTTGTTTCTTCACCTGCAATACTATCTTCCATTTCTTTAGTAGATGACAATTGACCTAAGCTGTCTAAAACTAGCATCATTGGCCTACGTTCTTCTACATCCTGTGCAGTATAATTGTCTAAAATAGTAAGTACGGTATGCCTAAACTTTTGTATAGTATCTGGTTCAGATTTAATAACTCTATTGATGTCAATTTGCCTTTGCTCCATCATATCTGCTGTAACTGCAGATTCTGTATCAAAATAGACAACACCTCCACCTTCGTTGGTTTCTAAAAATCGTCTAACCAAGCCTAAAGCAAAATAAGTTTTACCTGTTGCACTCTCTCCTGCCAAGGCAGTAATCTTATTATTGGGCACACCCCCATAAATTGAACCAGAGAACAAAGCATTTAGTGCATAAGAACCTGTATCAATTGTGCCACTATATTCAGCTGAAGATTTTCTATCAGCAGCAATAGTAGTGTGTTCATCACCTAAATCTTTAACTAATGCACTTAAAAAATCTGTCATATATATCCTAATCCTCTATTTTAATAGCACAACATGGACAACGCCATCCTGGCCCCTTATCCACATGTGTTTTATTTAAAATTCTATCGTATCTTGGAAAATTCACTTCCAATGTAACCTGACATGCCAAGTTGGTGCATTTATATTTCAAAAGTTTTCCTTCACCTATATAAATTCCCCACATACTATATAATGTAGATTCACCAACTGAACTGTTATCAGGTATTCTATAAACTCCTATCCATACATTATCCAAAGAGCCCTCTTAGCCAAGCCCAAAAACCCGGCCTTTCCATTTTGACCAGCTGTTCTCGCTTATATGACTCAGCATGTTTTTTAATTTCTTCTGCTTCTTGTTCTCGCTTTATTATCAAATCATTTTCTTCCGCAATTTCTTCTGCTCTCCTCGTATTCCATTCCTCCCTAGTTTCTACAACAGTTTCCTGTATTTCAGCTTCCAATTTCTCTGTAGTTTCTTGAGTTTGATCTAACTGCTCTTTGATCTTTTCATAATCAGTAATTACTGTTTCTTCCACTATAGGTTCATCTGCTTTTTCTTGTGTAAGATTGCCCAAAGGATTAAGTTCTTCAATTTCTTCTACAGAAAGCAATTCTACTTCCTTTGTGTGATCTTTCATATCCATTTTGAATCTAATATCTGCCACTTGTGCTTCATCTAAAGAATTTAGATGACTCTTAATACTGATACCAAAACTCTGTACTATATCCACAAAATCTGTCGATTTAATTTTATATTCTTTCGCTAATTCATGCACTCTCATGTTTATCACCTATCCAAAAAAGCCTTCCAGGCTTGATGTTTTTTCATGTTTCCATCCGATAACATCTAAAACTGTTTTAATCGGATCTATATACGATTTTTCAAATTGTAAATCATAGTCTATATATTTATTCAATCCAAATTCTTTTGGCAACGTATTAACATAGGCAATTACATTGTCATGTAGTGAATTTGGTTCTTTCAAATAGGTAAATTTTATTTTTTCACCATTTTGAATTCTTTCATATTTACTTGATAAATTATTTTCATCTAAAAGTCTATTGTACAGCAAAGAACCCCTGACTTGGATTGGCGTTCCCTTAATATATCCATAAACTGAATGATGATACTTGTCTAAATTATTAACACTTCTTGGAAACGAAATATTCTCGACTGGCAAATCGCTCCATTCATTTCTAAAATCTGCAATATAATCTATAACATCCCCTTCCGTACCTTCCATTATAACTTCCATCAATTCTAAAATCTTAGCTCTACAAGCTTGTGGTGTAGAGCTCCGAACAGCCTCAATGCCCATAATTTTTATTTTTGGGCTTGTGTACCTAACACCTTCATTATCCCATACATTCAAAACATATCGTTTCTTTGCTGTCCAAATTCCCTTTTCAGCGATAACTTCTCGCTTCATTGACATCTTTTGTTGATATGATCCCATGTATTGAAACAACTCTTGAAAACTCTCATTGATATATTGCTGGATTTCATTAGCAGAAACTCTATCTAAAAAATTAATAACACGATCTTTATCACTTACCTCTCCTAAGCAATTTTCAACAAATGATCCCATTGTAAGATATACACTATCAGTATCAGATGCAACTATGTAATCTTCATTTTCTGTTTTTAGTATACCATTCAAATATTCATTCAACTTTCTTTCTATCCATCTAATAGACAATTGACCAGATTTAGTAATGGCCTCTGATAAGCGAATATCGAAATATCGAAAATACTGATTGCCCATTGCACCATACGCACTATTCAATGCAATTTTCATTGCCATCTGTAGAGTATCAAGCTGTGAAATTTCTTCACTGTTACCACCTGTTCTCTGCAAGTCTAACATTTTTCTTTTAGCTAAGTCACGTTCATTATACATATTCTCCATTAGTTGTGGTAAAAATCCCTTCTTACCTGTTGAAAAATAATATCCATTAGCAGCCATACATGAATTTTTCTTTTTAGTAATTTTAAAATTACCCTGAACTAATTCATCTATATCTACCTCATCTTTAGTATTTAAAAATGTTTCAGGTGAAATATTATACTGCATAATCAAATGTGGATACAGTGAAGCTAAGTCAAAAGAAACTATCCAATCATGCATACCTGTTGCTGGATTCTTAACATAGGCGCCTTCAAATTCTTTGTCCTTTTTTCTTTCACGTTCATCCTTTGAAGGTACAACTATGTTTTGTTTTCGTAAATGATTATATATCAAATAATCCCAAAATCTAGTTTGGCCATAAACATCTTCATAATTACAACCAGCTCTATAAGCCAGTGTCATAATAAGCTCTAATAGATTCAACTTTGAATCTAATTTATCAACTAGCTCAACATCCTTAATGTTGTAGTCTATAAATTTTTGATAATTTTCTTTATATAAATTGTGTAAATTGCCATATTCTTCATAGGATAATTTACCTTCACCTAATTCTACATCTGCTATATGCTGTAGCCTATAACTTTCTTGATTTGAATAAGTATACTTTTTATATAATTCTATGTAATCTAATATAGACACACCTAATATTTTATAAGTGATATTATCACGACTATTCATCACCACATTTTTCTCTTTAATAAAATTCCAGTGCGAAAGTTTCTTTGAAACTCCATTGCCCAAAATTTTATCAATTCGTCTGACCAAGTATGGTATATCAAAAAATCTAACATTCCATCCTGTTATGACATCTGGATCAATAGCTTTATAAACATCTAAAAATTTAGACAATAATGAACGTTCGTCATTGCAATGAATATAATAAACATCTTCTCTGGTATTTGAATATGCTTCACAACCAAGGACTACAAATTTATTAGTAATGTTATCTTTTAATGTAATTGAAATCACTTCTTCTCGGACTTCATTGACATTTGGGAATCCATTTTCAGAACCAGTTTCAATATCAATATTCATCACTTTGATTTTGGAAAAATCATATTGGCAGTCATCAAACTCTTTACCAATATATTGAATATTCCAATCCGATAAACCATGCAGTTCTATATTATATTTTTTCTTCCACTTGCCACGTTCTTTGCGACATTCTGTTATATTGCCTGGCTTGATCTTATCAACTGGTTCGCCATTTAAAGTTTTAAATTTTGTTTGTTTTTTGGTAGGGAAAAATAAGGTTGGATAAAATTCTTCCTCATAGGAATCTCGTTTATCACCATCTACATATCTGACCAGTACATTATCGCCTAAAACTTCTACACTGGTATAAAAACCATTCATTCTATATAATTCGCCTTTTTGCCTATATTATATTTAGGTATCAATTCCCAATCATCCTTTTCTGAATAAGTTAAAATCTTTACCTGATTTAATGGAACTACATTAGTTTTAGTATCTCCATTTACAATTGTTACTAATTCCCATTCTTCTAATAAATTCGCTATTGTATTTCTACGACCTTCATCACTTGATGAAAAGTTTGTTGGTTTACCATCTAAAGCAAACAACTCTTTAAAATGCACAATATAATATTTGCCTCTTTTATGCAAAATATGACAAGATTGGTATAATACTTGTTCTTTTCTGGATGATATGCCTATTCTGGTGAGTGTTTCACGAATCTTTAAAAAATCATCGGGCTGATCTAATATAACTTCAATTAATTGCTCTATCATTTCAAACCACCTTTTCTTAATTTTCTTTTTATAAATTCAATATCTTCTTCACTGAGCAAATTCAAAACTTCTTTGGCTTTAGGGTTACTATAATTATAATATTCCTTAATCAAATCTATTTCATCAATCTGTTCAGCTTTAAGCCATTTACCTGACTGTCGGAATTTCTTCCTGATACTATTTATAAAATAATCAAACTGCAACTTATTGTCAATGTGATTATGAAAATTCATCTCATTGGCCAGAAAAAGGCAATCGAGATGCTGGGATAGAAACTTATTTATACGATAAGGTTCATACCCAGCTTCAAGAATTTCATCTCCATCCTTTAGAATATTTTCTTTCTTATATCCTATATCATTAAGATAATCAAATATTTCCATTACAAAAATTGGCACCTACCAAAAAGTTCAGTCAAACAAGCCAACAAATTAATCTCTTGATCTACTACAAAAGCTGACTTGTATACATAGTCAGCAATCACCAAGACCATATCTGGTACTGATCTTGGTTCAATTTTTGTCAACAAAACTTCATAAATCTTTCTGTATAAGACATGTGGATCATTGTCTAAATTTTCAGCTACCCATTTCCTAATAGCACCAAAATTCTTACTCTTTAAAAATCCAGCTAATTCTTCTATATTAGCTTGAGAAAAATCAGTAAGTATACCAATATCAATTATACCACTAGCACTATATCTTTGCAACTCATTAAGCACACGCCTCCAATCGGGCACGTGCTTCATGATAAGCTCAGCTACAATTCTGATTTCAAATTTTATATTTTCAGATTCTAATATCCATTGAACCCTATTTAAAAATTGATCAGCTAATGATGGTAATATTTTATTTGGTATTTTAAAATCAATTACACTAGTTCTTGAATGTAAAGGTGTAATTATTCTATTAAGAAAATTACATGTCAATATGAATCGACAATTCTTGCTAAATTCCTCAATGAACCCTCTGAGTGCTGGCTGTGTTGATTGAGGATTCAAGTAATCAGCTTCATCCAAGATCACCACTTTATTGCCACCACTCAAAGAAACAGTACTGGCAAAACTTTTGATTTTATTTCTTAATACATCTATACCAGATTCTTCTGAACCATTAATTAAAATGTAATCTGTATTAAGTTGTTCACATAACGCTCTGGCCACAGTAGTTTTTCCTACCCCTGCACTACCAGTTAATAACAAATTTGGAATTTCTTTATTTTCAACAAACTCTCTGAATGTTTTTTTCAATCCATCAGAAAGTATACAATCATCTATACTCTTGGGTCGATACTTTTCGACCCAAAGAAATTCATCACGCATTAATTTATCTATTCTTCTCCATTGTAAATTGAATCTGGTTCAAGAGCTATCCAATATGTCAAATCAATATCTTCATGACAAAACTTACTAATAGCCTGGCTTGAAATAGATACTTTATAATTCCCTTTCAAAAGCTTGAGATTTTCAATCTTAAAATACATAGTAAAGGTATCGCCATTACCATCACCGACTCTGAGATTGAACACTTTTGATGTTGGATCTTTCTTATCTAAAACAGAAACTACAATATCTTTCCCTGCTTCACTTTTGACAACTACATCTGGATTAGCCAGAATTGAGCTCATATTGCGAATAGTAGCTAAATCTGGTTCTTCTAAATCAAAGTCAATGTCAATATTAGGCATTGAAATTGGTTTTTCTGGTGGCGAAACAATAGTAGATGGATCAGCATAATAATATGTAGATTGTGCACGATCTTTTTCTAAAGATACATATTTCTCATTGAATGTATACTCCCCGCCTAAAAATGTTTCACTCGTAACCAAATTTAAAAATTCTGGTAAATCATAAATAGCAAATTCATTGATAAAATCCTCTGTTACTGCTGATTTAGCCAAAATATTCTTCATAGTTGAAATTGTTTGAATTTCACTACCTGGCTTTACTAAAATTGATGGGTTAATTGTTGAAAAATTCTTTAATATCTCAACTGTTTGTCTGCTTATCTGCATCTTCATTCTCCAATATCATGATTAAAATATAATGAATGGCCTTAAATAAATCAAGTTCAGCCATTTCAGCTTTTTTACCTGCTCTAATAATATATTTTATCGCATTGCCACGACAAAAACTATCTAAATCATCTGATGACCTCAATAGGTCAACCACTTGAACTGTATCATCACCATAGTAATTACCTTTTTCTTTGGTATTAACATAATTTCCCAAATCCTCTAATACTTTATCCCATTTACTCATATCAAATTCATTGACATTTGATTGCTCAAATAATACGTTATCAAGTTTTCCAATTGCAATTGGCTGTTCTTTTCCTTCTTGGCGCGATTTTCTCACCAACCACTTCTGTCTCTCATAATCCTTTCTATCAGTGTAATGAAAATTATAAGCTTTAGAATATTTTACACCATTGGATTTTCTCTTAATCGGTTTCGCATAAAGGGCCCAACGTTGCTTGTCGTAATCTTTCCTATCTGTGAAATAAAAACCATATTTTCTACTACGTCTCATACTAAATCATCCTTTTCTTGATGTATAACATATATTATACCATATTTGACTAGCCATTGTCAAGGCTATTTTGAAGTTCAGATAAACCAATCATCCTCTCAGAATTATTAGCAAGAAGTCCTCTAGCCGAATTACAACCCCCACATAATATACAATTTACACCATTTACATCACCCTTTTCAAAAGAATGGTCATGATCAATATGTTCTGGAGCTCCATCACATCTCGGATTTGCACATTGATAATTCTGTTCCTCTAATATCTGCCTGTATTGTTCATCAGTTAAACCATAAGTATTTTTCCTATGACGTTTTATCATTTGAGAATATCCATCATTCCCATATTTATATAATTTCCTCTTATAATCATTCCTATCTGTATATGCAAAACCATACTTTTCACAATAACCGCCATTTCCACTTGCCATCTTATCTCGTATCCTTTTGTATTCACTCATTTCTGTAAAATGAAAACCATATTTTCTACTATATCCCATATTACACCATCCCTTTCTCTTTACACTTATCACATTTGCATGACCACTCTGTGCCACCTAATCCACTAAAATTATCACAAACATGATAAATGCCAGGTATCACTGACTTGTCCACTCCGCATCTCAACCCCTGTCCTACTCCAATCATCCATGATAAATGATTGCAGTTGTAACAACACTTGTCAGTTGTTCTAAACCAATGGCCATGTTTTTGTATATTAGCCATCTTTAAAAAATTTCTCCAAGTTGTAATCCTCGATCTCATAATTCATAATTAGCAGTTCCTCACCCCTGTTCTGCTTGACTTTCTTTCGCGCTGACGCTGCTTTTGCAAATTCTTTACGCTCCCAAACGTACTCATCTTCAGGCAACCACTGGCCCAACAAATCAAAATCATAATATGACAGGCCAAATCTACCTTCAATATTTTTCAATTGATCACATAATTTTCCATGATCATCACTATCAAAATCATGCAGAGAATAGTAATTCTCTGTTTTCCAATAAGGAGGATCAGTATAAAAATATGTAGACGGACTATCATATTTTTCAATCACTTCTGAATAATCAAGATTTTCACAAGCACTAATCTTTTTCATCTTCTCTTGAACCGAAGGTTTCAACAATCTATTTCTAAAAGCATCAAATTTTGAGCTATACTTTCCTTTTAGATCTATGAACTTACCCTTCTCAGGATTCAAGCCTGAAAATACTTGTGTAACAATATATGCATATTTCATAGCAAATTCCATATCACCAAGTACTACATCATTCACGTCATTATCTTCAAACACCTCTTTCTTGAACTGATAAAACAATTCTTCATTCTGAGCTTCTATCTCTCGCATAGAATCATAAAATCTCTGTGGATTTCTACAACACTCAAAAAGATTTACCATATATCTGTTAAAATCATTGTATACAATAGTTTTTGGTATGGTGTATACATCAGATTTGACATAAACCCAATAAGCTCCACCAAATACCTCTACATATGTTTCAATATCTGTTGGAATGTACTCAGCGATCCAATTGGCCATTCTGGCTTTTCCACCAATATAACTAATCATCTATAAATTTCTCTAAGGGATTACAATTATCAATTCTATCCTTTGCAATATTATAATAAATTTCATCCAATTCTATACCTATAAAATTTCTATCTATATTTCTACACACAACACCTGTAGTTCCACTGCCCATAGTAGGATCAAGTACAGTATCTTTTTTATTAGTATAAGTTAAAATAAAATATTCAATTAAATCTACTGGTTTTTGTGTTGGATGTAAGCCCTTTTCTTGTTTATATCGCAATATTGTTTTTGGATACCTTGATCCATCTGGATTATTTCTATGTTTTGATTTAGCAGATCCATATACTTCACCTATTTTACTTACATCACTTTCAAAACCAGAATACGGAGTAGAATACCACATTTGTGGATTATAAATTGGTGGTTTCTCATAAAATACCAATACATTCTCATGGGATTTTAATGGCATTCTTTTTGCATTCATGGGATTTGTACCCTGTGGCTTCTCCCATATCCATTCATATTTCAAATTCTTAATATTAGAAAATGCCAAATTTGTTGTAAATGGTTGGATAGTAGTGAACACCATTGCAGAAGTTGGTTTAGTTATTCTTTCAAATTCACTCCACATTGGTTCAAGTGGAATAACACTATCCCATTTACATGCAGTCATTCCATATGGTAAATCCGCCATTATCATATCTACAGATGCATCTGGTATATTTACCATTTTTTCCAAACAATCACCTTTATAAAGATTTACCATTCTTCCCATCTCCTTGAATATTTCGATTCAATCCACTTCAAAGGTTTTTTATTCATTGAAAAATAATCATCATTTTTATGTTGTTTCCCTGCTTGTTGCTGGGTAAAATAATCTCTGCCAGTATATTTTAAAATATTTCCAAAATCATCTTTAGTCATCCAAGCAATTCTATTTGGTGTATTTAAATTTATACCTATAAACAGAAAATAATCCCATTCTTTGCAAAATGAAACATGATTGATAGAAAATACATCAGTTTTAACAAAACCTTTCTTGTTATCCGTATGTGAAAGGCCAAATTTAACTTCAGTATTACGACCATCAATAATTAAATCATATGGCCCATTATTTCCAACTTCTTTTGTAAATTTAGGAATCTCTACATTATGGCCTCTTTTCCTCAAGTAATTAGCAATCCATTTTTCACCAAGATTGCCTTTCTGTTTTGGATCTAAATACTTATATCCTTTAAATTTAGTATCTTTCCAAAAATCATTCAAATTACTAGTAATATATTCCTGTGTATCAAATTCCACATTTACGTGATTGATCATAACAAATAAACCCTCAATTGTTTAATATACCTATATTATAACATATTCAGCTAGCGTTTGTCAAGGCTAATTTTCATACCACCTTACTAAAATTCTTCACTTTTTCAAATTTCTTTTTTTCTTATCAAGTCTATCCTGATAATCCACCATACCAATCATTTTTAAAATATCATTTTTCAAAAATCCTCTAGCTTTATTACAATTAGAACAAAGTAAACCATTAAAAGAATCTGGATCTCCTTTAGGATACGAATGATCATGATCTATGTGTGTATGAAAATGTCCGTCTATTTCATCTGCACAAGCAGCACACTGAAAATTCTGATCAATTAAATACTGATCAAATTGTTCTATAGCAAAACCATATTTACTTTTTATCTCATGTGCTTTATGATACCTACGTTTTTCATCAGCAGTCCAACCTTCAAATAATTTTTCATAATAATCTGGATTTTTTGCAATCCACCGAGCCTGATTTGCCTTTACTTTATCCTTATTGTTTGCTCTCCATTTCTTATGATACTCTCTATCCTTTTCTGTATTTTGTATTCTAGGTTTCCTAAATTTACCTACTTTCTTGTGATAATCTCTCTTATCTGCAAAATAAAAATCATATTTTGGACTATATCTCATATTATACCACCTTGCTAAAATTGCCTACCTTGGCAAAAGTTATATTATTTTCAAATTTTTCATACAGTGCATCACCCTTATGCGAAATTACAAATACATTAGTATCCTGACCTACTGTCTGAATCAACTTCAGGAATTCCTCTGTGCCTGTTGAATCCAAAGAACTATCAAACACTTCATCCAGCACTAACAAATTAGTATTAGCACTATTTTTCATTTTAGCTATAGATCTCCACGTAAACAACAAGGACAGATCTATCCTCATCTTCTCGCCTTCACTGAAATTTTCATATGAAAATTCATCTCTGAACCTACTCTGTATCAGCTCATTGAAATTTTCATCCAATGTAAACTTGAAATAAGAATCCATGGCATTTAAGTAGCCATTAATTAGCTTATTCATAACAGGTAAATATTGCTTAATTATTCTAGTCTTGATACCTGTATCCTTCAACAGATTACTGGCCAGGCTCAAATAATCTCTATCCTTCAATAAGCGCTTTCTACTAGAATATAATTGCTCTCTTTCTTCTTTAAGATCCTTTAATTTCTCATCATCACCATAAGATTTCTTCTTGACCTTATACAGATACTCGATTTCATCAACTAATTTTTTGACATAATCCTCTGATGAACGATGCTTGTATCCTAATGATGTTGCATCTTTTTCTTTAGCAGAAATCACATCTTGAATAGAATTTATCTCTATCAATTTGTTAGATAAATTACTCAAATGATCATCTAATTCTTTTAAACCATTCTCTTTTGAATCCTTGATTGATTCTCTATCATGTAATATTTCAACTCTGTGATCTTCTTCAATATCTTGCTTACATACTGGACAATTAGTATTATTCACAAAGAAATCTATATCCAATCCAATCTTCCCTATCATTGATTCTATGCTAATTTTTATTTGCCGCAATTTATCTATCTCTGATGATAAATTATCTTTATCTTTAACATTCTTAGATAAAGATTTAATTTCAGCCTGTAATGCCATTACCTGTAGATCAATATCAGCCATTTCTTGATTTGTAGTTTCAATCAATTTCTTAATATCTACTACTTTATCTGAATTTATTTCTTTGACTTCTTGTATGTACTTTCGTTGAACATCAATCTTTTCTAAATTCAAATTCAACGTTTGATCATTGTCAGATATATTGCTTTTATTCTCAGAGTATCTTTCTTTTAGTATTTGATTCATAATAGAAAAGATTTGAATGTCTAATAAATCTTCTATCACTTCACGCCTATGTGCAGCAGGCAATTTCATAAAAGGCAAAAAAGAACTAGAACCGAGTAGTATTATTTGTGTAAAGCTCTTGAATGTCAATTTGAGAATCTGCTTCTCTAACTTTTCTTGATAATCCTTAGCCTTTGAGTCCTGATTAATCAATTCATTGTCTACATAAATTTCAAAGATAGTGGGTTTTATTCCACGGCGAACCAGATAATTTCTACTCCCGACCCTAAACTCAATCTCCACCAAGCATGCTTTATTATTGACAGAGTTTATTATCTGGTTCTTATTGATTTTACGAAATGGCTTAGAGAATAAACCATAAGTCAACGCATCTAAAAATGTAGATTTACCAGATCCATTTTCTCCTATAACCAATGTAGTAGCATGGCTATTAAGATTTAACTCAGTAAAATTGTTTCCCGTACTGAGAAAATTCTTCCATCTTATTTTCTCAAATTCTATCATAAAATTTCAACTGCCTCTGAATACAACTCCCTTAACAACCCATCCAGTACAGTTTTATCTAAATCTATATTCAAGTTGGAAACATATTTAGATAATATAGTCAATGTATCTTCTGCTTCTGTAACTTCTTCGTCGTCAGCTAAAAATATCTCAGTTTCATCTAAGATGTTAGCACTGCTTGGATTAACAGAATATAATCTATCCAAAAAATTATCAAACAGATAACTATCTGGCTTTTCTTTGACTACAACTTTTACATAGCTATCCTTATACTTTTCAAAATCAAAACTATCAATGTCATACCAAACATCTTCATCGTATACAATTTTATGGAACAATTGGTATGGATTTTCAATAAATTCTAATGCACGTGTGTCTGTATCAAAGATATAAAATCCTTTTTCACAATCGTAATCACTCCACATCAGCTGATAAGGGGTGCCAAGGTATTCTATATTATCAGCTGAACTTTTATAATGAAAATGACCACTGTAAACTGTATCAAATTTATCAAATATATCTCTTTTTAACCCAACCATAGAATGAATCCCTTTTTGTAACAAGAATCCTCTAATCTCTAAATGACCCATTACTATCTGAGCATCAGATTCTTCTATGGCATCCATTGATTCTTCATAATTCTCTGAACAAATCCAAGGCACAAAACATATTTTAAGATCATCAAACTTGGTAGTAATCACATCCTCATATGACCAAATAAAAGGGGCTTCGCCATATAATTCATTTATGGCGTTAATCTGATTTGTATTCTTATAATAAACATCATGATTGCCAACTATTATATGAGTAGTAATACTTCGATCAAAGGCTGGTTGAATAAAACTCTTACGTAAATTATTCAGGGTTAAAAAATTAATTGTTTTCCGTCTATCGACTAGATCCCCTAAATGTATGATAGTTTTTATATCATGATCATCTATATATGGGAAAAATACATCAGAAAAAAATTTATTTAAATATTTTTGAAAGGTTTGGTTATCATTTTTAATACCAAAATGTGTATCAGCCAATAATGCTATTTTCATTCTATAAATTTTTCTAAACTATTGGAAATAGTTCTTAATTGTTTTCGTTCTTCTATTTTTCGTTCAAAATCATTAATCAAATCATCATCGTAATAAACTTTGATGCTTGGATCAACTATATGCTCATAATGAGAAGTGAGTTTATTTTTGATGTAAGATTGCTTCTTTTCTTTTTCAATCCTTCTCAAAAATGCATAATAGATAATTTGTGTAAAATAAGAAAATGGATTCTTAGACTTCTCTCCATTGAAATTTAGACAGTAGCGTAAACAATTCTCTACACCATCCAAAATCATTTCTTCTTTGTAAGTATAATTAATAAAATTTGGCCTGTATGATAAGCCATTAGCTATTTCTAAAAAACATTTTGCAATATATTCTGGAACTGGCGGTTGCCCCTCGCTTTCAGCCACTAATTCCTTATATTCTATCATCTCTTTATAGAATTTTTTATTATCAACATAGTTGTTTTTCCCCATAATATTTCCCCTTAAACTTCTATCATGTTTGTACTTTTACGTACTTCATAGTCCATTTCAAATCCAGTAATAGAAAATCCATCATAAGTTTTTCTAATTCGTATTTCATTAGCAATGATATCAACTATATTTTTTGAATCTGTTCCAATATCTGCATCAACTTTCAACTCAAAAACTAATTTTACCTTTAATGAGTTCATTTTCAATTCCATATCCAACCTCTTTTCAGGCTCCAGTAACAAATACCAAGTTCACCTGATATAAGTAAATGACTAATCATTAACATGGCCAATGTAGAAACAATGGAAAAAATAATCATCTGAACAATCTCTGCTAATATCACCCTAGTCACAATAAGGGAAATATTTCTATGGTAATTTAATAATTTACTTATCATATTCTTTTCCTTTACCCCATATTATACCATATTTGCCCATCCAATGTCAAGGCTAAATTTAGCCTTGACAAACGCTAGCTGAATATGGTATAATATGCATGTCTTTAAAGCAAAAGATTATATATCAAAGTCAAATATGCTATATGTAAACTTTTCGCTATCATAGATCCTTAATCTTTCTAAAAAATGCCTGTACGTATAATTCATCTTTTTCTTTAACGTTAAATCATCAGCTATGTCAAAAAGATTTGCTGATATTTTATTATCAGTTCTTCTTAAAGCCCTACCTATAGATTGTAGATTTCTTATCCTAGATTTCGACGGACTAGCAAATACAACGTTATGCAGATCAC